TAAAATGCAACATTGTTTGGCATTTCAACTATTTGCGTGTCATAATACTTCTCAATATTTCGCATCATTAACACATCACGCTCAGTTATCAAATTAATACCAACACCTTTTCTCCCCCAACGCCCACTACGTCCAATTCGATGAAGATACACTGAAATGTCTTGCGGGATATCAAAATTAATCACACAACTCACCTGCTGAATATCAATACCTCGTGCAGTAATGTTTGACGAAATAAGAACGCGATACTTTCCAGAACGAAAATCAGAAAGGGCTGTTTCGCGGTCTTGCTTGCTCATTGTTGAGTGAATACAACATACTGGATAGCCGTCCCGACTCATTGCTTCATGCAAATCAGAAACACGACGCACACTATTTGTGTAAATAATACAATGTGACATTGAAAATCTTCCATACAAATCCACCAACGTCTCATATTTCTGTAAATCATCTGACACTGCAACGTAATACTGAGAGATTCCTTCAAGTGTTAACTGGTCTGCATTCACAACTATTCGCACAGGATTACGCATAAACGATTCAGTTAATCGAAAAATGTGCGGGGGCAATGTCGCGCTGAAAAGACACGTTTGAACCTTTTCGGGAAGACTTACAAAAATTGACCTAATCTGTTCTTCAAACCCACTTGAAAGAAGCTCATCTGCTTCATCCATTATAAACTGTTTCACATTACGGGTGTAAAGCGACCTTCGGCGAATAAGGTCATTCACGCGACCGGGAGTTCCTACCACAATATGCGGATGGTTGTTTCGCAAACTACGAATATTATCGTTCACTGGAACACCGCCAACAAGTAACTCTAACTTGATATCACACATAAACTCAGAAAGAGCCTTAAATACAGTGTATATCTGGATACTCAACTCACGAGTAGGACTCACACAAATAACCTGTACACCCTTAATACTTGGGTCCACTGTCATGAGAGAACCAATCGTAAATGTAGCCGTTTTCCCTGTTCCCGATTGTGCTTGTGCAATTAAATCGCGACCCAAACACATTGGTTGAATTGCCTTTTTCTGAATAGGACTTGGTTGTTCGTATCCATAAGCATAAATGCCGCGAAGAAGATCTGGGTGTAACCCCAAATCATCCCATTTATCTATCTCTTCATAACTATCTGGTAAGGGGGGTGAGTTTTCTTCCACCTTATCATCAACACCACTAGCAGCGGGCATACGCATACTATTTGTCAATCTCTCTCGCCTGTCAATATCTGGTTTAAACATGTTGGGCATATTTATACTTTGGTTACTTAATAATACATAATGCGTTTAAGTATGTTTGTTTGTACTTTGCATTACATGAAAGAAATACACCGACCGAAAAGAAAAAGGACTCATCCCAAAAGTAAAAGTCAATAGTATATATGTATACACCTTCGGACATTTAAAACGGGACAAAAACCCGCATAAAAAAGAGGTTCGAAGTTTAGGTCTTTTCATACCTT